CATAAAACTAGTGTGTTAGCAGGAATTTGTAAAGCATCAATGTCTTCGTCGATACCTAAGTTGGTTGTTGAGAAGTCTAGTACAACTTCTTGCAAGTAAGGCTTTGCGCCTACTGCAACTGCTACACCATTATCAGTAACTGCGTAAGTAGCCATTATCTAGTCTCCTCTATTACAGTGAAATCACAGAACGTACGAGTGATTCTGGACGTAGGACTTTGCGTCCAAATACGTGCAGACCGCGAACGATGTCTGAGAAAGTTTCGGTTGAACGAACAACTTCTGTCTTCGCAATGTGTGAAGCAGTAGCTGTTGATGACATGTGACCAGCAAGGATTGGGAACTCACCTGCGCCTAGACCTGCTATGTCAACAGTGTCTGTGCCAGAAGCGTTCATAGCTGTTGACTTATAACAGCTAAATCCAGCAATGTTGCCCTGCATCACAAGACCGTTACGTAGTGGAGAAGTACCGTCGCCAGTTACCTGAACTTCAGCAAACTTTGCCCCTGCGCCAAACAATGTCTCGTAGAATGATGGTGGTGCAACAAACCAACGGTTCTCTTCAGGAACACTTTGGTCATCCAATGCACGTGCCATTTTCAACATGATGTTGACTAGGTTGTCGCCTGTCTGTGAAGTCAACGGTGTGCCTAATGTACCTAAACCAGTGATAGTTGAGGTTGGTGCATCTGTCTCAGATGATAGACCAGCACCGTCAAACATAGCAGTCAGGATGTTTCCGTCGTACTTACGCTTTAGTGAGTACGCACCTGATGATGTTGCCAATGCCTCGAAGTTGACGTGTGAATGTCTTTCTTCGATGTCATCAATTTTAAACGCAAATGCGTTTGCTTGGTCAACAACCATAGTTGTCTGGTCATCAGCCAAGTCTTGTGGGTTTACCACAGACCCGCGTGAGTAGCTGGATACTGTGATTGTTGGTTCTTTGATGATACGAACTGTATCACCGAAGTTATCAATTTCGCCCGCGTAGTCGGTATTAGTAATATCTTCTGCAACCGAAGCACGACGGAAAAACTTGAGAACTTTTTGACTGAAAATTTCGGGTGTGAAATTCCCAGACGGCAGGTTATTATAACCTGATGCGCTATCAAAAGCCATTAGTTTATTCCTTCCATTTGAGGATTAAGAGTTATAGTCTACTCGCCCTTCAGCCCGTGCAGCGTCGATTTCAGCTTCTAGCTTTTCGAACTCCCACGGTTTCATCTTGGCGATTTGCGAAGCACGGAAAAAACGCTTGCCATCATTGGCATTTGTAGAAACTTCCCTAGCAGGGGTTTTTGTTACGGCATCTGCCGCACTTTCCTGCCGCTTCTTTTTTGGTTTGTTAAGACCTGTATCGGCCTTATAAAGGTCCACAACACGTCCAGCCCATCTTGCATCGGTATTATTTTTATAAATACCATCCGCGATAGTTGACGGCTGTTCTTCTAGCCATTCCAAAAATTCTTTTGTTGATTTAATATCATCAAAGTCTGGGTGTAACCGAAGCAGTTCTTCGTACGCTTTCTGCTTCTCCAGTTCTTTTTCCCGTTCCTTGATAGTACCAATTTCTTCCCTTAACTTCGATACCTGTGATTCCGTCTGCATAGACGCAACCGTTTGCACTACATCAAATACATCAGGGTAACGTTCCTTAAATTCCTCAAGTTCTTCTTGAGTCCTTGGCGGTGTTACTCCTCTAGGCATTTCAACAGCGCGGTCTTGCATCGCCTTACGAAGAGAACCAATCTCTTCTTTAAACTCTGATACTTTGCTGTCATAGTGTTTTTTAAGGTCATCGTAACGCTTCTTATAATCGTGTTCAGGTTCACTAGGTGTTGATTTAGCGACAAAACTAGAATCATCCTGAGTAGCTGCAATTGGTGCAGGGTCAGTTCCTTGATTTTCTTCAGTAGTTTCATCAGCTTGTGTTTCATCATCTTCCTTGTAAACTTCATCACGATACTTTCCGCGATATAAGCCTTGGTCATTGGTAACTCCAAAAGAGTCGTTTGGTTTGTTGGCACGGTGGCCTTTTGCTTTTGCCATTTGTTTACCTCATTCATGCGGGGCTACTTGGCTGTAGGTAGCCGCTTCGGTTATGTCAGGGCCGAATATCGGGTAGCTGACTAATTCTTATGGATATTCTGGTGATGCAAAAGTTTTATAAAACTCATGTTCACCAACTTCTGTAGCATACTCTAAATTTTTAGCAGTACGCATCCATTGGTCTTTTGCGTCAGCACGTGTGTAGAATAGAGTGTCTGACGGTAATCTTTTGTAACCCTCTGTTTCAGGGTCTAAAACGTTTTGTGCAGCAGCAAATACTTTTTGTAGTGCTTCTTTAGGTACAACACCTCTGCGTAATTCTTTTAACCTACTGTATAAGACTGAAGGTTCCAGCCCAGAAAATTGATAAGCACCTCGCTTAGTTGGCTGTTTTAAAACATCTTTAACTGTATTAACGTTTCTAAAACCAGCGTAGTTTGTTTCTGCCCTATTTTTTATAACTTCAGCAATTGCTTCCATATCTTCTAGTGGTGTTGTACTAGCAGTGGTTTCAGTCAACAACGTTAAAGCAATAGCTTCTTCATCAGTCAGGGTATCTATAAACTTACTTATGTCTCCCCGCTGTTGTTTTTTAATTCCGAATGTTGTAAATTTATCTATTGTTTCTTGCGGTATGTCGGGTAAAGTTATAGGTATATCCTCACCTATATCACCGCCATTATTCATCCCTAGAAAACCGCCAGTAGCCGCCATTATCGGCTGAGAACCCTGTTGGCCATTCTGTTCTATCTTACGTTCGGTATCTTTTACACCACGATTGTTTATCTTCTCTAGTCTATCCTTGCCTATGATGTTTACCAAGTGTGGTGAAACAACAACTTCACCCCGTGATACAGCAACGTCAATCATCGAACTAGACTGGGGGCTTTCAACAGTTATACCTCGACGAACTGCTTCTTTCTGTGCGTCACCCAACATGTTTATAATGTCTGTTTCTCCCGCGAACGTGACTGCAGAAGCATTGATAACATACGCGCCCTCTGGTAGTTGTCCGTTTTTGTCGTCCGCTACTTCTTGACCATCTGTAGCCTGACTAGGCGGCACACCATCTACAAAACCAGAAGCTGTTGCTGCTACTCCACCACCGGGGGCTAGTCGTTGAACAAAGCCACCTTGATTGAATGCATCTTGAAATGTAGGGTCTTCTTTTTGTATTTTTTGTACTTCACGTATATCCCGCTGTTCGCGTTCATCATCTTCTTTTATTTTTTGATTGCGTTTAATTCTTTCAATGCGTTCTTTATTTTCAGCAGCCTGACTCCTTATATTAGCAATTTGTTTTGCTTCTGAAACAGTTTTTCTTGGGTCCTCAAAAGATGGGGAATCGTCTCTTCTATATTTGTTTAAATTAGACGCTAGTGTTCCTTTACCTGACCTTGCATCTTTCAAAGCCTGTTCCGCATCTTCAAAACTAATGTTGTTTTTATCAGCTAACTTTTCTAAATCCCGTCTCATTCCGTACTTAGAATAACCAAATCTAGGGCTGTAGAACGTTCCATCACCTTTGTAAAATCCTGACATAGGGTCGTTAGGGTCAACTTTTACACCCCCATTATCTGTAATCTTCTGATTAATCTTTGTATCACTAGAAAGAAAGAAACTATCCTGTCCGTCTTTTTCTCTATCAAACCTGTACGACTCTGGTAAGAACCCCTTAGATATTGCCTCTAGGTCCTTTACCTGCTTAAAAGATAGTCCTCGCATGTTGCCGCTATAGGTTTTAGACCCCGGTGCGCGAGTTATACCGAAGTTTCCTATCTTCATAGCAAATCCTTGGTCTACTCCCATCTGTCCTTTAACAGCATTTATTGCAGCTATATCTTTAAATTGCCTAGATTGGTTTATATCGAACATCGCACCTAGAACACCAGATGGTCTAAACGATGTTTCTCCAAATGCGTTAGTCTCGCTTGTACCGCCTAGTATGCCACTCACTCCCATTCCAAATAAAGGTCCGCCAGCAACAGTAGCAAAAGATGACATCACCTTCTTACCTACTGTTTCGCCATACTTATCGACAACACCTGACAAACCTTGTTCCTTAAAGGTGTTCGATAGTTCTTTAAAACCACTTTTAAGTTCATCAGGTATTTCTCGTGCATCTTTAAATACATCCGCTTCTTTTAGGTCTATGCCTTTGAAGTCACCTGATACAAGAGGAGAATACAAATTTTCAACTATATCAACCCTGTCTGTTTTTCCAACACCTTTAAGATAATCAGAATATGTAGAATATGTTTTGCCTGTGTTGAATGATATAGTATCCGTACCAAACACAGGTTGTTCTCTATCTAGGCCAGCTTCTATAAACGAAGGGATGTCATCGTCTTCTCTTAATACAGTCCCAGTCCTTGCTTCCTCACCAACTTCAGGAGTATCAACAGAAACACCAGTTTCTTTTTCTAGAGACGGTAAACCAACATATTGTCGATAGTAATTGACATACTCAGATTGATATTGTTCGGGAGTTATAGCAGTCGCACCTGTATACTCAAACCCCACAGGTTCAGTCGGGCGTTCTGGACCTAATCTTGGTCCTACTCCTATATCAATCCTATCAGCCATTCTTAGCTACCGCCTCTTGGTTATCCTTCAGTTTGAGGAGGGTTTCCAGTAAACCCAGCTTCCCCTGCGCCCGGAGAAGTTCCGACTCCGATTGTGCCGTTACCACGCCCTGAATCGTCAGTTCCCTGAGGTCCATTAGGTACTCCTTCAGGGCTTGCCATTCCTTGCCCTGCACCAGCGGGGCCAGCTTCTGCGCTTGCTGCTTGTTCAGCATTTGCCATCATTCCTTGTAACATTTTTGCATATAGTTGTGCTTCGTTAGCGTCGTTAACTAAGCTATCTGGGTCAATATCTTGTGATATTGCTAGTTCCCTCATAAGATTAGGTATCTTGATGAATGGTGCTAACATTGGGTTGGCTACTGTCTGTAGAAGTGTCGTCAGTCTTTGACTTCTCACTTCTTTTTGCATCACGGCAGCAACACCCCTTGGTTTTATCTCTAAGTCGCCTACTATGTCCGGGGCATCGTCGTTGAACTGCATGTTCCATTGAAAATAAGCCTCTCCTAGCGGTTTTAACAACATGTCGTCAATATTCTTAATCACAGTCTTCATAGAAAGCCCAGCAGACCCCATTAGCATCGATAAACCTGCCGCAGTACGTCCCGTACCCGTAACGCCTGTCTGACCGTGCATAATGGACGGTATACCCGTCTCTTCGTCAGCTAGTTGCCTACTGATTTGATACATCTGTAGGTTCTCACCTGCCGTGTTCGGAAACTTCAAGCCATTAATAGCTGTTCCTGTCACACCTGACTGCCGCCTAAAGATTTTTCCGGGGAAGATGTCCATGTTCTGACCGGGAACTAGGCTTGCTTCGTCTACATCAAATACCAAGTTACCAGCGAGTGCTAAGTTGTCGATAGCCATACGAACGTGACCATTCATTAGCTTTTGTGCATCTTCCATGTTCTCAGCCACACCAACACCCCACAATTGATAGGGGTTTACTTCGTATGGGAATACTTGGTAAGGTATTCTAGCGGGTGTGAATGGGTTTAGGACGCACCTAATGATAGTATTACCACAAACCCAAATGTTAACCTGTAGTTCGTCGTACTCTGACATCATGTCTGCTTCAGCAAACCCCGCCTCATAAGCTAGTTTTGAATCTAAGACACCCCAGTATTCTAAAATCTCATATCGGTTTTCTGAGTAGTACGCTTCTGTCTCATCTTCGCGGATAGTATCTTCGTAATACTTATCCTCGTAGTTTGGTCCTTTTGCAAGCACCTCTTCAATTGCTTCTGTTATAAAGTACGGGCGTTTAATTAAAGCGCGAACTTGTTGACGATTAAATCTATGACGTTCTATGACGTATTCACAGTCATCTATGCTAGTAGCTGATGGGTCTGGGTGAAAGTCCCAGCTTGACACCATCTCAATACGAGGTACTGTTTTCTCGTATGGTTCGTACACTCGTTCGCCAGTCTCGTCTCGCTTCCACTCGTGAACACGTTTGTAAAAGTTGAAAGGACCCTTCACAACCCCTGTTCCTAATAGTGCTGCTTCGAAGATTGCATTCCTAAAGACATTTACTGCGTTGGTATCTAGAAGTTGGTCGTGTATAACCTTCTCCATATTCAATGCAGCTTTCTGTGCCGGACTAATCTGAGGTTCGCCTATCTTAGACGGTCCTTCAGCGAGAGGTAAACTACCCATCGACTCCTGAAGCCCACCTAAAAACTCTGCGCCTAGTGCGCCCGGTGGTAAGTCACGACCATCTCCTGCGAACCCATACGGGTCAGAAGGTTGTGCTTGGTCTAAGGGGGTTTCCATATGGGCAAACTCAGCAATACCTTCTGGTACTGGTGTGTGTTGCACAACTAGGGGAAACTTTTTGTTAGCAAACAAGATGTCTACGATTTGACCATACGCAGCAAGAACTTTAGTCTTGGTTATTCTTACAAATACCTTTGACTTCTCAGAGTCCCTGTATTGTGTGGTTGAGTCGTACACACCTCTGAAGTTTTTGTAAGCTTGCAACCAACGCTGTTCATATGCATAGCGTCCATTCTCAGCTTCTTCGAACTTCTTTCTAACATACCCTGCTAATCCCGGAAACTGTTCTTCCGGATTGACCATAGATATAGTTGTGTCGTCTTCAGGTTGAAGGAAGTTATCTTCTGACATATTTACTTCTTTTTCTTAGCAGGTATTTTACCACCCATTTTTCTATTGGTGACACCACCTCTAGGTTTACGAGTTTTCATTTCAGCCTTTACAAAACTAGGTGAAACCATACCTCTAGTCATGTTATAGATGCGAGAAATCATCTCATCTGCAGACACTTTTTTAGTCATAGGTTTCTCCTAGTAATCGCGTTCTTCAGCCATCTTCATTACAGATGCGTCTACGGTAGTTTTGGTTTGCTTCTTAGGCATATCTTCAGTCAAGACACCTTGTGCTGTTTTGGTATCAAACTCTAAACCCTCACGAGTTAGTTGAGTTTCACCCATGTTTGCATCTACTGATGTTTTATCTGAACTTAATATGTAAGATGCACCGTAGTTGTAATTATTTCCGGGCATGTTGTTCTCCTATCTATCTAAAAATCCACCAAGGCTATAATTTGTACCCATACTACGCCCTGTCATAGCACGGGTCATACCAGACAAGAAACCTTCTTCAGGTTCCTGTCTTTGTATTTCTTCTCCTACAACTTCCACCACTGGTTGAGTAACAGCTTCTGCTATACCAATGGGAGTTAATTCTTCTTTTATAACTGTACCGATTGCTTCTGCAGTCGTCGCGCCAGCTTGTTTTTGTCGGGCGAATGTTAAACCTACCGCTGCTGGACCAAAGGCTAGTCCGGACACAGCTTTCCCTAAAAATTTATTTATATTAAAACCGCCTTTTGTGAGTTTATCTTGTAAGTCTGGGGATAAATCTTCTACGGAAGTTGGTTCAGGTTTTTCTATAGTTTTTTGTTCAGACACTTGAGTTTGTCTTTGGTTTAGTAATTCTTGTTCTTCTATTCTTTTCTGCTTCGCCTGTATTAACTGCGTCTCCATCTGTTCTTTAGATAGTTCCGTAAAAGTACCAGAAGCCTGTGGGTCTATCGCTATGGATGTGGAAGTTATAACTTTATCTGAAAAAGAAATGCCTTGTGATTTTTGTTCAACTACCTGCTGGAGATGAACAGGAAGTTTTGAAACTCCATCTGCAGTTACTGTGTATCTTTGAGTGAATGGAGATACTTGAGTCACTCCTACATC